AAGATATAACTCTTCAGGACCTATTGCTCCGGTTTCAACTCCCGCAGTTTTCCGGTTTTTCATTTCCATAAAAGCGGTATCTGAAGGATCAGAAAAAGCAATTTCTGCTGTACGACGGACATTACCAGCAACAACAATTTTACCTATAATATTAAATATATCAGTTAAATCTACACTAGTTAACAATGGATTATTTGAATGTGCTCGTTTTTCTAGAATATCTTTAATACCTTTAAAACCTTGCATTAACGGATCGGGACCAGACGCTACTCCGCCAAATCCTAAAATTGGAGCACCATATGGACGAATATTTGAAACATCAAGTTCAATGGGAGTAGATCCTTCTTCTAAATATGAATCTATTAAACAAGAAATACCTTCCACCCATCCTTCACGTGAATCATCTACACGAAGAAGTTCTGGAGAGCCTCCCGGAATATAAGAAGCTACTTTTCCTGCTCCTTTTGTATCAAAGCCTACTCCTACTCCTACCATACTCATATCCATGAGAAATGCAAAAGATTTAGAAAGTTCAGCGTCAATATCTTCAGTAGATACAAAAGCACAATTATTTAAAGCTGCTCCTCCTTTCTCCCAAATAAAAGGAGTGCCCATCATCCATAATCCTCTACCGGGAGGCATCCATTTAAATTCAAATAAACGTGCAGCCGCTTCTTGAGCAAGTTTATGTGCTCTTTTTTCATTCCAAGTAACATATGAGGAAAGTGAATGAGTTTTTAGAATAGAAAAAGTGCCTTCAATTACTCGAATGACACAATCAGCCCAAGTTTCTAATTGCTCGTTTTTCATTTTACGAGCATATGTACGATAGTAAGTAAATTCAGAAAGACCCCCATAACCCCAATTTACTATTTTATTCTTAAGATTTTCTTTAAAGTCTTTGCGTAAAGCAAATTTAATCGGATTCTTTCCGGGTGCAAGCACTAATTTCTCCTTAAACTCATTTAAGTTATTCAGAACAACTCATTATTGCTGAATACTACTAATATTATTTTCTTTTGTAATTGATATTTTGTTAATTAAAGGATGGGTAAAATCATGTGATATCAAAAATACATTTAAATCTTCTTCTTCAGATAATACTTCAATTAATTTTTCTTTGCCTTCATCATCTAATACACCTGTAATTTCATCTAAAAATAAAAGATTTACACTACTACCTCCAAGTTTAGATAGTAGTGTCCTAATTGCTAAAAGAATTGCTGTTTGAATCCTACTAAATTCTCCGCCCGATACAGTTTCTATAGCTGTATCAATACCATTATTAGAAACAATTATATTTAATTTTTCTTTATCAAGCTTAAAACTAACTTGAAATTGACCATCAGAAAGCAATGATAAATAATGATTAATTGTATTTTCAAGTTCTTTAGTTAAATTTTCAAGTTTAAAAGCAACAATACCTGATGTACTGAAGGCTTTTCTTAAAATATTTAAATTATTAAGTTTATTTGATAAAGTTATAGTATCATTTTTAACACTATTTTGTCTACTTGAAAAATCTACTTTTTGCTCTATAAGTGCATCCACTTTTGCATTGTGTATACCAACTTCTTGATTATGATCAATAGCTCCTTGAGTTGTTCCAGCATCTGTAGCACATAAAGTTCTTGTCATCTTTACATCTTCAATAAGTTTATCATAATTAGGATATTCTAGAGAAAGTGTCTCATCAATCGTTTGTATAAGTCGTTCAAATTCTTTTATATTTTCTTGATTTGTTAAATAATTAGAAAGTTCATTGTTATGTATTTCAACAATATCCTTAGCATATTTTAATTCTTCAATAGTAGCTTCAATTTTATATATAGTGTTGCATAAATCTGTATTAAGACCTGAATGTAATTCAATAGTTTTTGTGTTATCAATAGATTGCCCACAAGCATAACACGTATCACTAGTATCTAAGTCAATAAGTGATTTTTCTAGATTTTCTTTATGTATTTTTAATTTAATCAGATCATTATTAAATTCTTCTACCGCATCATATAAATAATCTTTAGTTCCTGGTTTTTTTAGTGCGAGATCAAATTTGATAGAATCACGTTCTTTAATACAAAAATTATTTTTATCTATTTTTTTACAAGTATATTCATATTCTTCAAGGTTTGTTTCAAGAACACCTAACTTTTTTACCATTTCATGATTTATTTCTGGTACATTTATAAATTTCTTTTTATCAGATATTTCTGTATTTGTTAAAAAAGATTCGATAGTTTTTAATTCACCTTGTAAAGAAGCTAATTCTTTCTCATAATTATTTGTTTTAATTTTTAATGCTTCTCCAATTTTAATATATTTTTCTAAATTAAATAAATTAATTAAAAATTTCTTACGATTAGTGTCCGTTGCTTTTAAAAATTCTAGTAAATCTACTGAACTTTGATAGGTAAGTTGAGAAAATATTTCAAAGTTTAAATTTAAAAGTTCTTGTATACTTTTATAAGTATCTAAAATTTTGTGTTCAGACATATCTAATATGTCTGAATTAAATTGTTGAGCAAATTTTACGGTACTTTTAGCACCTGTTCTTTCAACGGCTATCCAAAAATCTTCTTGGTCTACTTCAAATTCTAATTCTGCCCACCAAGTTTTTGATTTTGACCATCTATTAATTATATCAGCTTTTTTAATTCCTTTAATATTTTTATTAAATAAAATTTCTTGTAAAAT